CTCGCCCTCGCGCTAACTCGGCCATTCCAAGGCAGATCCTCCCTGCAGCTCAGCGCCGCTTCAGCGTCGCTGGCGCTGGCTCTGCCCTTTATTCGGCCATTTGTGTTGCGTCCCATGAGTTCAACGCTCCGATCGGTCTACCGTCCGATCCGCAGTCTGGCGTCCGTGGTCTTCCCGTCTATTGCCCTCCCGACAACTTCCGAGATGGCTACTGCTACGGAGCGCTCTATCCAAAGGTTGAACGTCAAGGCGCGTTCGTTCGTCTCGGACCCCGCCCGCGCATCGGTAGCCTCATCCGTGATATCCTTGGTGCTAGTTTCTCTGGGCCCGTGGCTTTCCCTGGTCGTCTTACTGGCGACCGCCTTGCTCATGTGAGCGTCCCCTGGTTCCAGGAACAGGCAATCGTGCTGGGCTTGGAGTGGGCTCAGGCCTCCGCACAGCTCAAGCTTGACGCACTGCGGGGCCCAAAGAACCACAAGAGGCGCCAAGCTGTGAGGAAGGCAATGGAGGCCCGGGCGCTGCTCATGACCGGCTGGCAGGACTCCGATCTCCGCGTGGGTTCCACGGGCACTTACGAAGCCCTCAGCAAGACCACCCACAACGTGAACATCTTGCTGGACAAGATCGGCCAGTTCAACCGCGAACAGGCGCAGGCGGCCGACATCTGCCCATACAGCGTGAGCATGCGCAAGAAGAAGTGGTTCGACGCCTACGGCATCGAGCATGTGCAGATCTCAGACAAGCCGCACGACCACGCTTTCTCTCGCGCCCTCGCCAACACCATTCTCTACCGCCACGCGGCGAACCAGATCCACGGGCCGTTCGCAGTGGTGCAGATGAAGACGCGCAAGGCGGAGACCCTCCAGCGCATAGTGGGCCAGCCCCTCCGCCTGCACCAATTCGTGCTGAGCGCTCGAGACGAAGGCCGGTTCGAGTCACCCAAGGGCATGCCGCGCGTCATCAAGGAGGACACCGTCTTGTTGGACGAAACGGCGCAGGCCATGCCACTGCCGGAGTTCGCCGACTGGCTGCGGCACTACGAGAACGTCAACCGATGGGTGTTGACGCTCAACATCCCGCCCGAGATCCTGGAGCGCGGCGCCAGTGTGCATCCCCACTACGACATCAAGTACGTGGGCAAGGACCACTTTCTCCACATGCTCGAGGAGAAAAAAGACAACTCGTACCTCCAGCCGGTGAGCAGCAGCGAGTACCTCACGACCCGGTACTTGAACGTGGCTGGGACCATTTGGACGTTCGAGCGCATCGCGTCCGCCGCCAGCAACCACTGCGTGGTCGTGACTAGGGGCAAGAAAATGGGCGCCGACGTGGATGTGTTGAGCAGCGACTACATCGTCGAAATCCCAACCTTCGGCGCCAACCTGCCAGTCAAGTGGCTCCCCGGCCAGATCTACGCGGCCATCTTCGCACACGCCCTGGCCATGAAGACGTACGCGCGCACGGACGCCTTCGCGAAAACGCGCACGTACATCAAAGAGCTCGGGCCCAGGCTCCCGCCCTCCGTCGTCGCGCACCTCGCGAGCTGTATGACCACCATGGTGCGCGTCGAAGACCCCCGGGACTCGTTGCCACCGGAATTGCAGAGTCTCTGGTGGCGATTCAGAACCTGGGTGATCCGTGGGATCCATCGGGTCTGGCGCCTGGGGGCTCGACTCTTGTTTGGCGTGGACAATGTGCTGCGGGCTCATCCCGAGTACTTTCGGCTGGAAGAGAAGTTCTTCGAGACGGCAAAAGTGGATCGAACGGTCAAGCCCGTCCCTCCAGTGACCCCCTACGTCGAGGCCGCCGCCGGCGTGGCGATCACCGGGTCAGACAGCGGAACCATCCCGAGCCGCAGCACGGAAACGCTCCAAGCCCGTGTTATCCAGCGCACCATGTCTTGGGCGCGTGCCAAGCCCAAGCCCATGATCGAGAAGGGCAAGCACGGTGACATCGCACACCACAACACCACGGAACGCGCTGAACTCGCGGAACGAGAAGCGGCCCAGGCGGTCGCGGCACGGCTCCCCAGCGGCGACGCACCATCGCCGCCAGCGTCCGTGCACGGGAGTGAGCGAGCCGGTGACGTCCTCGGCGCCAAGCCGCGCACCCCAGCACAGTTGAAGGCGGACTTCCGCTCCGTCACGGAGCGCATCACGAGCGGCCCTTTCATGCCCGAAGTCCGACAATTCATAGACAACGTGCACCGCGCCAAGTTTTTGCCGCGCTCCGACATGCCCCTGCCCGCACCCTCCATGCCCGGAGTTTGTCTCATCGATGCCCTCAGCGAGGCGACCGGGGCCAGTCGCGAACACCTCTGGGAGACGGCCCTGCAGGTGTGCTCCAAGCTGGAGATCGCTCAAGCCTACGAGGCAGAGGGCATGTCCGCTCGCGCCCTCCATCGGATCGCGTGCAAGTTGAATTACGCGATCAACGTGCCGCGAAGCAAGGGCAAGGCCAACAACGCGTACGTAAAGGGCCTACCCTACTGGTTGGGCGCGTACCACGGCACGGAGGCCGTGGTCGAGTTCGTCAAAGGCGGCGCTGGGCACGCCAACCACTGGGTGGGTCGCCACACCCATCAGCGGGTGGGCGGCAAGCACATCACCACCGGGCTCCTCCCTCGCCCCCGGAAGACCCCAGGGGGCGTGACGCCTCACCCCCAAAAGGATGTGAACCTGCGCGCGGGCTACATTCCCCCCCCCCCAACACCTGAAGGTTTCGTCCAGTTCACGCCGGATTTTGAGAGGGCCAAGCGTTGTTATGAAGCGTGGGTCAACAACGAGTGGGGCAAGGTTTTCGAGAACCTCACCCCCTCGGAAGTGCTCGAAGCGAAGACTCTGTTCAAGAGTAAGCGCCGAGCCAGAGACACCATCGCCCTGTCCATACACGTGGGGGCCCCAGGATCAGGCAAATCGGCGGAGATGAAGAAGTGGTTTCGGACGTACATCAAGGCGTTAGACAGCCTGATGCACGTCAACTTCACGAGACTGCTCCTGATGGAGGAGTGGAAGAGCATGCTGCCCCCGTTCATGAAAGATCTTGGGAAGCGCATGCTGAAGACGTTGGAAGTGTCGCCCGGCTTCGGGGTGAAGTACCTGCACATTGAGGAGCTACAGCAACACCCCCCGGGGTATCTGGACATGCGCTACTTCCTCAACCCGAGTTTGGAGCGCGTGACCGCCACCGGGGACCCGCTTCAGAACCCTTGGACGCCAGGGAAACATGAGACGCCCCTGATGTTACTGGACAACGATCTCTGGCACCACCGCGAGTTGTGGAGCAGCTACAGCCTCGTGGCCCATCGTTGCGGACAGGGGGTGGCCCATGCGCTTGGACTTGAGACCTCCAGCGAGCACCCGGGAAGGGTGATCCGCAGCTTCGGCCGCACACCCGGGATGTGGACCATCGAGGCTCGCACGCGCACGGCGGACGCGACCCATGCAATGGACAGCAAAAACATCACCATGCAGTCCTGCACCGGCCGCACCATCGAGGAGGACTACCAAGTCATCATCGACTTTTCGGCCTTGCATCACGTCAGCGCTGAAGTAATCTTCACCGCCATGTCCCGCGGAACGCGCAACGTCCACCTCGTTTGGGAGGCCGGAGCCGACACCAGCCTGCTGGACCATCATCGCCTCTGGGGCCCCCTGTGGCGCGGGGAGACCATCAGCTGGGAGAGCTTCCAATGCCCCCCACTCCGCACGCACGGTTATGTCGACTTGGACCACCGCGCCGGCGCCGCCGTGCTCGAAAAGGAACCCAATGCTCCTGCAGAGTTTCGTGCTCTCTGGAGCTTGCGAGCGGACACGGAAACAGAACCGGTTGTGAGTCTGATCGAGCCAGCCGACTTCGAACCCATTTGCCGCACGCACCTTAGCGCCCCGCGTGGCATTCTCTGCACCCGGTATTTCGAGCCGCTGCAGAGCAAAGAGGCAATGGAGCTCCAGTTCGAGGGCCGCACCAGCAACCAGGTGCGCGACACCCGCGGGGACGGCGTGGTGAATCACCTCTTTGCGAAGCAAAACTCCGCCGACGACACCTTGCTCGGCGCTTCGGTCCTCAAGCGAATGCGTTTTCGTGACGCTAAGTCCAACGAAAACCACACGAGGGCTCGCGCCATGTTGGGGTCTCATCTCTGGGGCAACTTTCGCGCCCGTCTGAACCTGCCGGAGGATCCTGAGCCCCTCGACGAACGGCTGCTCAACCAGTGCCGAGAGGAAATGTTCGAGAAGAAGTGGGAGACTCCACTCAACACGCTGCTGAACAATCGCGACCGATGCGACCCGTTCACAGCCGAGAACAGCGCAAAGATCTTCGCGAAGGCGCAAGACAAAGCCAAGCGCTCCACAATCCTGACCGCTGTTCTCGACCCTGTTGGCGCCTGGTGGTCGTCGGATGAGGAATTGCCCAAGGTGAAACCCGGACAAACTCTGGCCCTATTCCCGGACCAGGTCCTGTTGCGCCTGGGGCCGTACACTCGGTACCTCCACAAGCGCATGCTGGAGCTGTTGCCGCCGCACATATTTCTCTTCGGCGGACAGACGCCCACGGATCTGGACGAGTGGTGCAAGAAGTGGGCCATCCGCGGGGATGTGTTCACCAACGACTTCACCGCTTACGATCAATCCTGCACCGGCGAGGCGGTCCAGTTCGAAATGGCCATGATGAGGTACTTCGGTTTCCCGGAGGAGCTGGTCGCGTACTACTTCTGGCAGAAGACGACGCTGACCACCAACTTTGGGCCAAGCGCGGTCATGCGGTTTACGGGCGAGCCAGGCACGTACATCTTCAACTCGCTATTCAACTTAGCATACATGCTGTTGAAGTACCAGTGCGAGGACGTGCCAAGCATCTACTCCGGAGATGACAGCCTGCTCTTCAAGGTGCCGGCTCTCAATCCGGAATGGGCCAAGTATGAGAGCATGTTCACGTTGGTGGGGAAAACCTTCATCACCGACCTACCCGAATGTTGTGGCTGGCTGTGCTACCCGGAAGGCATCGTTCGCGACCCCCTCGTGCTTGCGTTGAAAACAGTGTACAAACGCAACCTCGGCGAGCTCGACAGAGTGCTGGACTCGTACTTCCTGGAGCACCTCCACGGCTACTACAAGGGGGACCTCATCTCCGACATCCTCACCCCGGAACTGGTGGAGATGCACGCATGGTTCGGCAACTTTGCTCACTCCCACTCCTCCC